GGGCTGGACGATCAGCTCGTCCCAGGCGAGCTTGACCTTGCCGAAGAAGTCGGCCTGCCGCCAGCGGGGGTCGTTCAGGAGGTCTTGCAGGCGGCGCCCAGCGCCCTCGAACCAGCCCACGACGCGGCCCGCGGCTCGCCGGGCGGCGTCCTCGAGAGCCCGGCTCCACCGGGCGACCGTCTCCTGGTTGCGGTCGAACCAGTCGTTCACCCTGCGGAGTGCCGGCGTCACCACCGACGCCAGCCCGCGGCCCCAGGGCTGAATGAAGCGCATGGTCAGATTGTCGCGGAGGCGGGCGACCTGGTTTTCGAGGGTCGCCATCTGACGCGCCATGCCGCCCAGGAACCCGCCGCGCTCGACGGGCCGCTCCAGGGCGCGCAGGATGGCCTCCATGGCGCGGGCGGCGGGAATGCCCTTCTTGCCGAGATCCTTCAAGTCCTCATTCGCTATGCCTAGCTCCTCGAGGATCGGCTCAAGGGGGACGAGCAAGTTTTCGGTTACCTGGCGCAATTCCTCCATCTGGAGGCGGCCCATCGTGGCGATTTGCCGGAAGCCCAACAAGGCAAGGCTCATGCCTTCGATGCCGGCGCCGGTCATCGCCGCTGCGTCGCCGAACGCCTTTAGGGTCCGCATGACCATGTCCGTGCGGCCCTTGAACACGGGGAGAAGCTGGGTGCCAAACTCCAACAGCTCCGGCATTTCAAAGGGCGTCTCCGCCGCGAACTGCTGAAGCTCGCCAATGAACTGCTGCGCCCGCTGAGCCGACCCGAGGAACGTCTCGAATCCGATGCGCGCCCGCTGAAGGCGGCTCTCAAGCGCCAGCGGCCCGAGGATGCCCTGGCGGAACGCCTGGCCCGCGAGGAACGCCGCGACGAGCGACTGGATGCTGGTCAGGCGGCTCCATACCCAATCCAGCGCCCGCAGTGGTGCCGTGGCCACGCTCAGGCTGATGCGCCAAGTGCGCGCGGTCATGTTTCGCAGGTTACCGCTCACGCGCTCCAGAACGGGCGTGGCCCGGTCAATGGCGGAGAGGGTGAGCTGCCACCTGGCCCGCCCCATCTGCCGGAGCCGTTCCTGCGTGCGCTGGGCGGTGCGCTCGAACGCCGAGACACGCTCCGCCGCCCGCGACAGCTCCGGCTCGGTGCGATCCGATACCTCGATGGGGATCTCAATCCGCAGGACGTCGGCCATGGCCGCTCACCCCCCTCTCCGCCTGGCTACGGATGCGCTGCTCCTCCTCCAGCTCGACCTCCATGGAGGCAAACAAAAACGCCCGGACACCGGGCGGCTTCCGCATGACTTCATCCGGCAACAGGTGCCAGCGGTGCAGCATGTGGTGCAGCAACGTGGCCCTGCCGCCGGCGCGGATCAGTTTTTTGCGAGCTCCTCCATCTTGCGCTCCACGTCGGCCCCGTAGCCACTAATCTCGTCGATCTTGCGTACGATGGCGTCCTTCTCGCCGGCGCGGAGCACGCGGTCAATTAGATCGGGACCGCTCATTACCTTCAAGCGTTCCCACGCGGCCTTGTTGTCCCACAGTCGCTTTCGGTCTTCCTCGACCGTGGCCTTGTAGATGAGCAGCGCCCGGAATCGCACCGGGTCCGTTTCCTCCGGCACCCGCACGCCAAAGGCGTTGCGCCGGTAGGTGGTAACCTGCTCGCGGCACTCCTCGTACTCGTAATCCCGCAACGGCCGGATGCGGAACTGGAGGGCCACCTTCCCCTGGCGGACGATTTGAACCGGGACCACATCTTCCTCCGTGTCCTCGGCGGCCGCCAGGAGCCCCTGCAGCAGGTCGTCCTCGTGGGCCAGAAGCCCCTCACGTTCCTGTTCGTGCTGTTCCGGGGTCTTGTTCTCATCCATGTTTCCACCTCACCTGTGGCTCACGCTCGGCCGTACAGCACGCCCTGGAAGTGGAGCACCGCGTCGGGCTGTCCGTCGCGCAGGCCGTCCAGGACCTTGGCGAGCAGTCGGGCATCCCGAATGACGGTTTCCCTGAAGGTCAAGGTCACCTGGTAGCTCGTCGGGATGGCCCACTGAATCTTCTTGCCGGCTGGCTGGTAGTCGGTGTTGGTGACGCGAACGCGCGCCTCCCATTCCGGAACCTCGGCGAGCCAGGTACCGTCGCCGTCATAAAGGCGCCCGTCGTAGCCGCGCAAGACGGTGCGCGGGTCAAGCTTGCCGGAGTCCAGGAGGCTCTGTAGTTCTGGGGCCTCATTGGCCCTGAAGCTCCACTCCCGTTCGACGATTTCCCCGGGCCGGACGCCAGCAATGACGATGTCGCCGTCCGGCACGCAGTTGCGGAAAATGTACCGCCCGTCAGCCATGTACCCTTACACCTCCGTTACGCCGCAACGGGCGGCGCGAAGCGGAAGCCGAAGGTGATGTACACGCGCTCCGCCGAGTCGAGATCGTCCACCGCCACGGTGAACCACGCCGAATCGCCCTGCGGCGGGTTGCTCGTGTCCTCGGCGACGGTGCCGCCCAGCAGCGCGCCCTCGGCCACCATGGCGTTGACCACGCCCTGCATCGCGGCGATGAGCGTGGCCCGACCATCCGCGTCGTTGTTGACCCGCCCCAGGAGCCCCTCCGCCGCCGCCACGATGCGGGCCATGAGCGCGTCCCGGGTCCGGACCCGGCGGATCTTGCGCCAACCCGCGTCCAGCTCGTCCCCGGGCGTCACGAACGTGGTAATGCCCTGCTCGATCTGCACGCCGCCCCGCGCCGACCGGGAGAACACGAGCACACCGCTCTGCAGGGCCTGCTCGATCTCGGGCGTCGTCAGGGGCCCCACAAGGTCCACGGCGCCGGCCACCTGCGCGTGGGTCAGGCTCGACGTGATGGGCGCCGCCGCGATCATGCCGGCCACGCGGGCCGCCGCCAGGTAGCCCTCGCGGGCCGCGCCGTCGGTCCCGACGAACCCGTTGCCCACGTAGACGATGGCTGGATGGTTGATGGCCTTGGCGTTCTGGATCCGAGTCAGCAGTGGCACCGCCGTCGGCTCTCCGATGACCGCCATAACGCGCTTGCCCTCGTCCCGTACCCGGGCGATGTAGGCGGCCACCGTCGTGTGGATGGCGGTGTCGTGGCTGTCCACGGCCAGGACATCCCAGTCGGCCGTCTCCAGCGCGGCCAGGGCGGTGCTGTAGTCCTCGCCCGTGACGGTTGGGTCCGTACCGCCGGTCAGGGCCTGCTGATTGACCGCCGCCGCCGTGCCGTCGCCATCCGCCAGCTTGGTCGCCGTGATCCAGGTGCTGCCGGACGCCGCCACGGCGTCGACCAGGGCCTGGGGCTCGTTGCTGCCCCGCTCAAACTGCACGATCTGCCGCAGCGTAGTGCCCTCGTAGACCAGCAGCTCGCGCTTGCTGGCGTCAGCGAGGGAATCGCGGACGGTCACCTGCAGGCTGTTGCCCCGCGTTCCCTCGTACTTGGCCTCGATGCGGACCACGTCCGTGCCGCTGGCGTCCTGCAAGGTGGCGCTGGCCTTGCTCCCGCCGGAACCCAGCCGGAAGACCACGACGCGCCGCGCACCGCCCCGGAACGCCTCGCGGGCCACGTCGGTGGTGCCGCCAGTGCCGTAGACCTCATCCACGGCGCTCAGGGACTCCAGGACCTGCGGCTGCCCCAGCGGCCCCCACGAGGCCCGGAACACCGCGGCGACGGCACCCTGGTCGGCGTCGGGCTGCTCGCCGACGTTAGTGATGCGGACGTAAACGCCGGGCCGGATCTTGACCTCGCCCGGCAGGAACGTCGCTCCGGACACCGATCACACCTCCCTACGCAAGAACTGCCGGACGGCCGCCTCTGCCTGGGCCCGGGTGGCGCTCTCCAGGCCCGCCAGACGCAGGGCGCCGGCCATCACCTCGGGGCGAACCCCAAAAGAAACAGCCGCGGCGATGAGCTCGTCGCGGCTGTAGGTCGGCTCCTCTGTCTTCGGGTTGGGCTTGATGGGTTCGCTCGCCTCGATCTTGGTGGCGTCCACCTTGCTCTTGGCCATCACGTCACCTCCCCCGTTACCGCCCCGCTGATGGCGGCCCGGGCCAGGATGGGCACGGCGCCCGCTTCATGGAGCACACCGAAGCGGGCCCGCAGCACGATCTGCCCAGTACGGATGTAGTCCGCCTCGCTGTTGGCCTGGACGCTCACGAACGACAGGTCAGATCCGTCGTCCATCTTGCACCGCCTGTCCAGGGCAAGGGACCGGACGATGCGCGCGACCCACTGGAGTCGCCCGGCCTCGGATGGCG